TTGGAGAAGAGTAATGGATGTGAGATACAATCCTTTAAAATATATAGCAGACCCTAGTCTACAAACATACTTTATGTTAGTTTTATTTACTGTATGGTCTGTATTTTTTGGAGTTTTAGCGGCAAACTACTTAGGGTGGTTTGGGTATAATACTGTTGCAAGTATTATTATACACATTTGTGTATTATTGCCGATTGCATTTACAAACGCAATTTTTGTTGATGCAGAACGAGACGGTGCAAACTGGTTAAAAGAATGGAAGGAAGAACAGAATAGATATACTATTGTTGCTAACAGACTTAAAACTAAAAACTTAACAATTTGGGACCCAAATAAAGAGGCATGATAAAAGGTTTTACTTGTGGTGCATTTGACCTGCTACATGCAGGTCACATTGTTATGATGAAAGAGGCAAAAGATAATTGTGATTATCTCATTGTAGGATTACAAACAGACCCAAGTATAGATAGACAAGAAAAAAATCAACCAGTTCAATCAGTCTATGAAAGATACATGCAATTACAGGCAGTAAAGTATATTGATGAGATTATACCATACGATACTGAACAAAGTCTGATTGATTTATTAGAGTCAACAGAAATACATTTAAGATTTGTAGGTGAAGATTATGTTGAAAGAGATTTCACAGGTAAAGGTCTTCATGAAATTTATTATACAAACAGACAACACTCATTTAGTAGTAGTGGTCTAAGGCAAAGGGTGACTCAATCATGAATATAACAATAGCAAGACTTCGTTCATTTGTAAAATATAATGGACCTTTAGAAACAGTATTAGATAGTTTCTTTGAGAACTATGTAAAGTGGATGAAAGCGAATCCACAATACAACTACGATACTTATAATGTATCATTTGATAATACAAGACCAAAGAGAACACCTGAGACAATTAAATGGGCAGATGTAATTGTGATACCAAGTGATAGTGAGTTTAGGTATCACGGTGAATTACAGATGAACCCTAAAGACTTAGCAAAGTCTAACGAACATATGGATGAGATTAGACCATACTTTGAAAACAAACATGTCATTATGTTCTGTAGTGATAGAGCAGATACAGAAGAGTTGTATCGTAATGAAGTATTCAAAGGTATAAATTTAAAATCGTTCACTAAAATTGATGAGATTGATTTTAGTGGCAACATTCACGGCATGAAGTATCACTTCATAAACACCTTGAAAAACCCTTTGGCAGAAATGATGGGTTCTACAAAGTCAATCGACTTTGGATATTGGGGTCGTATGAAACACGGTCATGATAGAGAGAAGACAATTCGCCAAATTTATCGAAGTGACCTTTCATGCCAACTTATTGGTGGTATGCCATCAGGCGTAGAGAGAAAGTCTAAGTGGATAAAAGATTGGAAAAAACTTTATCCTTTATTAGAACCTTGCAGGTCAACTCTATGTTTTAATTGGTTAGATGAAACTGCAACAACATCTAGATATGTTGAGGCACTTGCAATAGGTATTCTTCCTTTTGTATGGAGAAACTATGATTGTAATAACACATACAGAATAGACGATTGGCAAAGAGTTCAAACCTTTGAAGAGTTTTTAGAGAAGGCATTATTACTTAGAGATGAATCATTCTTAGGTGACAAGTTAGACCTTGCAAGAAATAATTATAAAGATGTTCACTTATCAGAAGAAGAATATTACGAAGAGTTTGAAAGAAGAATGAACGATGCTTTTTAAAGAAGTATATCAAGTTGTAGAAAACCCACATGAACAAGATGCAGGTATAGAAATTATATCTGGTGAATGGGAAGGATTAGTATATCAATATGGTGATGTTCAGTTTGTAGATGGCGAACCTCAAATGAACTTTAAAAGAACAATTAGAAGATTACCAAAAGATGTAGAAGCATCTGAGGAAGCGATTGAGGAATTACTAAATAATAGTAAACTCAATACACTAATGGGTGATATACTTGTAGAACTAATACAAGAACAAATCAAAAGAGAGGAAAAAGATGGCAAGAGTAAATCATAAATTTGGAAAAGATGTAGACGGAGACGGAATCATAGAAGGTTCAGAGATGTTTGTATTTAATTGCGAAGAAGACGAAGTTGAAGAATTTAAAGCAGAAAAAGAGGCAGAGGGATATGTTTGGATTGAAGAAGTTCTTGACATGCCTGAGGGACCTGAGGAAGATTAATGCCTAGATGTCAACAAAAATTTATAACTGAGGACAATGAAATGTTGTATTATCTCTTTGTATATACAGATGATGCAGATTTACAAAATCAAATAACAACTTTCTTATCGGAGAATTCTAATCTAGAAAACGGTAATGAAAAAATCGAATTGGGAGAAGAATAAAATGAATATAGAAGTTTTAAAAGAGCAAATTAAAAGACATGAAGGAGAAGTCCTTGAAGTGTATGAGGATTCTTTAGGGTATTTAACTCTAGGAATAGGTCATCTTATAAGAGAAGATGATGAAGAGTTTGGTGAACCAGCAGGCACACCAGTCTCACAAGAGGTCGTAGATAGATACTACGATGCAGATTTTGACAAACATGTAGACGAAACAATACATGTTTGTGATAGTAATAATATTATCTTTGAAGAACTGCCAGAAAACATTCAACATGTATTAGTTAATATGTGTTTTAATTTAGGTGCAAACCGTTTAGGCAAATTCAGAAACATGTTAAAGGCATGTTCTAATGAAGATTGGGAAGAAATGTCAGTTCAAATGGAAGATAGTCGTTGGTATGGTCAAGTGGGTCGAAGAAGCAAAGAGTTGCAGGAGATGGTCCTAGACTGTGAAAGTTAGATGTATTCGCCTAGATACAGGTGAAGTTTTAATAGGTTGGGTTAAAAAACTTTGGAACGGAGATTACCGTATAGAAGATACTCAAATATGTATTTCGGAGGTAAAAGATGGAAACATGGAAACAAATATGGCGCCATGGATTCCCTATGCCAAAGAATACAACTTCACTATCAAAAAAGGCCTTATACAAACAGTATTTGAACCGAAGCCGCAACTCGAAACTAATTTTAAAGTTGCGACAGGAAATAACTCGATTAGAGGAAAAGTGAGGAAGTAGTATGGTAGATTTTATGAACAGAGTAATGAGTGCTCAAATTCAACAAGCAGATGCAATGATTGAGAAACACAAAATTAATGTAGAAGTATTAACTAAAAATTCAAGTGGTGTTGCAGACCATCCTGATTTGATGAAGACAGTAGAAGATGAACTAAATCAAATAGGTCATTGGGAAGAAATAAAATCAGTTGCACTAAAACATTTCGATTTCGAAAACAAAAGAACATTGACAGAATAGACCAACTGTAGTATAATTACAGTATGGATTTTTACACCAATGTATGCCGGTCTCGTGACAAAATTCTTGCAATAGGATATCAAAACGGAAAGAAACAAAAACTTTCTGTATCATATAGACCAAATCATTTTATACCATCAAAGAAAGGCACATCGCCTTACAAGGCACTTGATGGTCGACCACTAGAAGTTGTAAATCTCAACTCAATGGGTGGCGCTCGTAAATTCAAAGAGAAGTATTCAAACATAGACGGATTAGAAGTTCATGGTTATGATAGATATGTTTATACATACATCTCAGATAAATTTCCAGGCAAGATAGAATTTGACCCTAGTATAATTAAGATTGCAACACTTGATATTGAGTGTGAATCAGAGAATGGTTTTCCAGAACCAATGCAGGCAATCGAGAAAGTAAACGCAATCTCAATCAAACCATTTGGTAAATCATGTGTTGTCTTTGGTATTGGTCCATGGCAAACAGAATCAGATGTAGTTTATTATGAATGTCAAGATGAACAAGACCTACTCATGAGATTCGTAAAGTATTGGCGACAAGAATGGTTCGATATTGTCACAGGTTGGAATGTAAATCACTTTGATATTACATATCTTTGTAATCGTCTTGATAGATTATTTGGCGAAGACACTCACAAAAAATTATCACCATGGGGTATGTCAAGTGTTCGTGAGTTCACAAACTATGGTTATCAAAAGAATCAAGTATTTGATTTGAATGGTGTTAATGTTGTTGACTATCTAGAACTATATCGTAGGTCTACATTTCATAATCAAGAATCATATAAACTAGATTACATCGCACACTTTGAATTAGGTAAGAAGAAACTAGATTACTCAGAGTATGGTTCACTTCACACATTATATAAGAACAACTATGCAAAGTATCTAGAGTATAATGTTCGTGATGTTGTTCTCGTAGAAGAACTAGAAGATAAATTAGGTTTCTTAGACTTGACTCAGGCAATGGCATATGATGCCAAGTGTAATTATATCGATACATTCGGCATGGTCAAGTATTGGGAAACTATCATCTACAACTTTCTTAAAGAACAAGGTATTCAAACACCACCACAGGCAAAGAGAGATGACAAGAACAAACCTATTGTAGGTGCATATGTAAAAGAACCTATCGTTGGTGGTCATAATTGGGTGATGTCATTTGACTTGAATAGTCTGTATCCTCATTTGATTATGCAATGGAATATTTCACCAGAGAAAATGATAAAGGGTCAGAGACAAGATGTGACTGTAGATTCTATGTTGAACATGAACAATGACTTGTCTATATGTAAGAAGTTGAATACATGTGTTGCACCAAACGGTGTAATGTTTTCTCGTGACAAACAAGGTATGTTTCCTGAGATTATGGAAGTGATGTATGACGAGAGAAAGGCATGGAAGAAAAAGATGATTCAATATCAAAAAGAAAAAGAGAGAACAACTGATAAGAAAAGAATCAAAGAACTCGATACTTTAATTAAGAGAGCATACAATAATCAACAAGTTCGTAAGATTGCATTGAACTCAGCATATGGTTCTATGGCGAATCAATACTTCGCCTTCTTTAGTATTGACCTTGCAGAGGCAATCACTACTGCTGGTCAATTAGTAATCAAATGGTCAGAGAAGATAGTCAACAGATACTTAAACAAGATACTTAAAACAGACAATGAAGATTATGTAATTGCAATCGATACTGATTCAATCTATCTCACTATGGATAAATTTGTTAATACAGTTATGCCTGATGAAACAGATAGAAATAAAATAATCGACTTCTTATCTAAGGCAGAATCTAAAATAGAAGATGTTCTCGATGAGGGTTTCGAAGAACTTGCAGATTATGTAAACGCATTTCAACAGAAAATGGAAATGGGTCGAGAAGTTATTGCAGACAAAGGTATCTGGACTGCAAAGAAAAGATACATTCTAAATGTTCATGATAACGAGGGTGTAAGACTAGAAGAACCTAAACTAAAACTCATGGGTATCGAGACTGCAAAGTCATCTACACCACTATGGGTCAGACGAAGACTAGAGAAAGGTTTAGAGATTGTCATGAGAGGAACAGAACGAGAACTATGGGACTTTGTAGAAACATCTCGTAAAGAGTTCAGAGAACTTCCGCCAGAAGATGTTGCATTCCCTAGAGGGTGTAAAGGTATGATTCAGTATGCAGACTCTACACATATCTATTCTAAAGGCACACCAATTCATGTTCGTGGTTCTTTACTTTACAATCATAGACTTAAACAAATGAATCTAGATAAAAGATATGAACCTATCATGAACGGTGAGAAGATACACTTTACATATCTCACTACACCTAATCCTATCAATGAGAATGTAATATCATTTACATCATCTTTACCTAGAGAGTTCGACTTGCATCGATTTGTAGATTATGATTTGCAGTTTGATAAATCTTTTGTTGAACCACTTAAAAATATTGTTCAATTAATTAATTGGAATGTAGAACCGGTCGCAAGCCTAGACACATTCTTTGCATAAATAAGAGTATGGCATATAGTAAAAAAGTAGTAGACAGATTTGAATCTGTATTAAATAATCCTCAGGCACATTCTGTAGGAAGATTTGACCCTAAAGACCCAATGGTCGCAACAGGAATGACAGGTGCACCTGCATGTGGTGATGTTATGAAATTGCAAATTAAACTTGATGATGATGAGAGAATTATTGATGTCAAGTTTAAAACATATGGTTGTGGAAGTGCAATAGCATCTTCTACATTGTTTGTTGATATGCTTAAAGGTAAAACAATCGAAGAAGCAAAACAAGTCAAAGATAAAGAAATTGCAGAAGCGCTTGAGTTGCCACCAATCAAATTACATTGTTCTGTTCTTGCAGAAGATAGTATCAAGAAGGCAATAGAAGATTGGGAACAAAAGAAGGAGCATAGACAACATAATTATTATGTATAGATATAAAGTAAAAGTAGTCAAGGTCGTAGACGGAGATACTGTAGATGTGGATATCGATTTAGGTTTCGGTATGTCATATAAAAAACAAAGAGTAAGAATGTTAGGGATTGATACTCCTGAAAGCCGAACAAGAGATTTAGTAGAAAAGAAATTTGGTAAGGCATCAAAGGCACATCTTAAATCAATCTTAGAAAGTGCTAGTATACAATTAGTATCACATGACAAAGGAAAGTTTGGAAGAATACTAGGAGAACTTTTCATTGGCGATTCTTCTTATTCAATCAATCAGCAAATGATTGACGAACACCATGCAGTCGCATACACAGGTGGGAATAAAGAAGAGATAGAAAAAGGTCATCTTGCAAATAGAGAGATTCTTATTGAACAAGGTGTAGTAGTTCTAGAAACACAACAAGAGATGAATCTATGACAATACATTTGATGGATTTATTTTATATCTTTATGATAGTAACCATGTTTGGTTTTATTATACATTTAGAAACTCAAATGAAAGTTATTCTCGAAATGTTAAAGGCAAGGTGGGAATATGAAAAGTGTTGTGATGAGTTCAAAACAGATTTCGAAAAGTCACTAGACAATCTAGAAAGAAAATAGTATACTGTTATACAGTATATAAAAAATATATATTATGGAGAAGTGAAATATGTCATTTATTAAAGACTTAGTAAAAGCATCAGGTAATGAATACGCAGGTATTGTTTCTGATGGCGTAGCTGCTGGAGATGTAGACTCATTTATAGATAGTGGTTCTTATGTCTTCAACGCATTATTAAGTGGTTCACTATATGGTGGGCTACCTAAAAACAAAATCACCGCAATCGCAGGTGAATCAGCAACAGGTAAAACTTACTTCGCATTAGGAATGTGTAAACAATTCTTAGAAGATAATCCTGAAGCTGCCGTAATTTATTTTGAATCTGAATCAGCAATCACAAAAGATATGATTGAAGACAGAGGAATAGATTCAAATAGAGTTGTTATTGTGCCTGTAATAACAGTTCAACAATTCAGAAATCAGGCAATCAATATTCTTGACAAGTATTTAGAAACAAAAGAATCAGAACGACCACCTATGATGTTTGTTCTTGATTCACTTGGTATGTTATCAACTACTAAAGAAATCGAAGATACTGCTGAAGGAAAAGAAACTAAAGACATGACTCGTGCTCAAATTACAAAGGGTGCATTTAGAGTGTTGACTCTAAAACTTGGTCGTGCAAAAGTTCCTATGATAGTGACCAATCATACATATGATGTAATTGGTTCTATGTTCCCACAAAAAGAAATGGGCGGTGGTTCAGGTTTGAAGTATGCCGCTTCTTCAATCATTTATCTTTCTAAGAAGAAAGAAAAAGAAGGAACAGAGATTATAGGAAACATCATTCATTGTAAGAACGCAAAGAGTAGATTGACTGTCGAGAACAGAATGGTCGATGTCAGATTGACATATGATAAAGGTCTCGATAGATACTATGGTTTACTTGACCTTGCACTTGCAAGTGGTGTTTTCAAAAAGTCTTCAACGAGGGTTGAATTACCAAATGGTAAAACAGAGTTTGGTAAAACTATAAACAACAATCCTGAAAAGTATTTCACAGATGATGTGATGGAAAGATTAGAATTAGTATGCAATCAGTATTTTAAATATGGCAACACAGAGAATAGAACAGACGATAATCAAGAATCTGATACAGAGTGAAGAGTTTACAAGAAAGGTCATTCCTTTTCTAAAACCTGAATACTTTGCCGATTCATCAGAGCAATTATTATATAAAGAAATCACACATTATTTCGATAAGTATAGTAAGTCTCCAACTCTTGAAGCACTTCTCATTAATCTTGATAACTTAACTGGTCAATCAGAACAAGTTATTAAGAATAGTAAAGAGTTATTAAAGACATTGCCGAATGATGAAACACCTTTAGATTGGCTTACAGATGAAACAGAACAATGGTGCAAAGATAGAGCAATCTATATTGCAGTCATGGATTCTATTGAAGTCTTAGATAAGAAATCGAAAAGGTCAACAGGTGAAATACCAGAGTTATTAAAGGATGCCCTTTCTGTTTCTTTTGATTCTAATATCGGGCATGACCAGATTGAAGATGCAGAGAAACGATATGACTTCTACACAACAGAAGAAGAAAAACTGCCATTCGATTTAGAATACTTCAACAAGATTACAAAAGGTGGTTTGCCTAATAAGACTCTTAACATTTGTCTTGCAGGCACAGGTGTTGGTAAGTCATTGTTCATGTGTCATATGGCATCTAGTGCCTTGATGCAGAACAAGAATGTATTATATATCACACTTGAAATGTCAGAAGAAAGAATCGCAGAGAGAATCGATGCCAATGTTCTGAATATACCAATGAAAGAACTTCCAGACATATCAAAGAAAGAGTATGGCAAGAAGATAGGCAGACTCAAAAACAAAACAAAAGGTAAACTAATTGTCAAAGAATATCCAACTGCATCTGCTCATGTTGGTCATTTTAGACATGTCTTACAAGAACTAAACATCAAGAAAGATTTTCAACCAGATATTATCTTTGTTGACTATCTAAACATATGTGCATCTCAAAGAATCAGACCAGGTGCAGGTGCAAACTCTTACACACTTGTTAAGAGTATTGCAGAAGAACTTAGAGGGCTTGCAGTAGAGAATGATTTACCTATTGTAAGTGCAACGCAAACGACCAGAAGTGGCTATGGTTCCACAGATATTGGACTCGAAGACACTTCTGAATCTTTTGGTTTGCCTGCAACTGCTGACTTAATGTTCGCCTTGATTACATCAGAAGAACTAGAAGAGTTAGACCAGTTAGTAGTCAAACAGTTAAAGAATAGATACAATGACCCAACCATATTCAAAAGATTTGTTATTGGTATCGATAGAAGTAGAATGAAACTGTATGATGTTGAACAAGAGGCACAAGAAGAGTTAATTGATTCAGACATAGATGATGATATACCAGTTGCAGATAGAGGCAGAGAGAAATTTCAAGGTTGGAAATGATGGAAGCATTTGTTCAGAAACAATTTGATGAGTATCAGGCAAATAGAACTGAGAAAGAAATTGTATCTGAAAAAACTCTTAGAGATTCTATCATCAAAGACTTATCATTTGTTTCTCAAATGGGTGTGGCAGAATACACCTTATACCAGAAGTATCAAGAGATACATTTAAAATATCCTTCACAAACGGTCTCAACATTATACGGAGAAGAAACAAACTTTGTCAACGAAGACCACTTAAAATTAATTACAGAAACTAAAAACAATATATGGTTTCCTAATTCATACGAAGACTTTGAGAAACTACAACCAGAATTAATATATACAGACTCAGAAAAAGATAGACAGTCTGCTGGTTCTCTTACAGAGAAATGGAATTGTCTTAGAACAATGACTCACTCGCAAAAGAACTCATCTAATATAGGGCGTAATCTACATTACATAGTCAGAGATAAAGTCACAGGTAAATATCTAGGTGTCATATGTATTACAGGTGACTTTATTGATTTAACACCAAGAGATGAATACATTGGTTGGGATAGAGAATACAAAACGAATAGTGGTAAACTAAACAATAGTGCAATAGGTTCAAGTATCTTACCAACACAACCTTTAGGGTTTAACTATACAGGTGGTAAACTTATGGCACTCTTATGTTGTGCAGATGAGATACAGAATCAATGGCAAGAAAACTATGGCGATAAGTTAGTAGGTATGACCACAACATCTTTATATGGTAAATCTAAGACAGGTGGTTTATCACAATATGATAGACTTAAACATTGGAAGAAAATGGGTTATAGTCAAGGTTCATTATCATTTGAGATGACTAAGAATACTGAAAGGGCAATGCTAGATTATGCAGAGAAACATTACAACGAAAGATACTTTTTATTATATGTTGCGAAAAGAGAGAATGGTCAAACACTAAAGAGAGACCACAGAAATCGCATGAGACAATTTATGTATTCACGATTGAAGATACCAAAAGAGTTGCAGAAGAGTGACCATCAAAGAGGTATCTACTATTCTACATTCTATGATAACTCACGAGAGTTTCTTAGAGGTGAGATAGAAGAAGATAAACTAATAAAGTCATTTGACGGTTCAGTTGAATCTTTGACTCAGTTGTGGAAGGATAAGTATGCCGCTAAAAGAATTAATAATCTTATGAACTCAGAAAGGCAAAACTTAACAGAGACACTTTTTTATGATGACATAATAGGTATGACATGGGAAGAGTGTAAACAAAAGTATTTAGGAGATGTTGGAAGATGATTTCAAATAGAAAAAAGGTCACTCTATCTAGAGATGACTACAGAGAATTTACTCATAAGGTTGCACAATTACAAGAGGCAAACTATGAGTTCGTGCATGTTGTGACACACAACACCGAAGAAGATACATTTACCATAGAAGTTCATGGTGAACATGACTATGATGAATTAGATAGAATATGTGATGATGAGGATGGAAATCTGTGCAGTTATCATTGTTAAAGGTTAGAAAGATACAACCCAAAGATTGGGAAGCTTGTTGGAAGATACAAAGGTCTTTACATACAGAACCAGATGACAATTTATTTAGTGCAGATACATGGTCATTTATATGTGATACTATGTCAGATTCTTTTGTGGTTGCAGATGAGAATGATTATGCAATCGCATATTGGTTAGGATTTTTAAAAGTAAATGACATTGAAGAAAAACCAGATGTTTGGTGTTTTGCGATTGATGTTTGCACACATAGAGATTGTAGACAACAAGGTATAATGGATTTAATTATGCCTGTAGTCACAGATTATCACCCTAGAATATTCGCATTTACAAAAGAAGATAATAGTCCTGCACAAAACATTATGACCAAATGGGGTTTTAATAAGGGCGAATACTATCCTAAAATAAGGAGTCACTACTGGACATATGAACATATTACCTAAAATATCGGCACCTATTGCCACATTCTTTTTAAGAATACCTTTATCA